GAGCCAATTGGTAATAATTCTTTGAGTCTTTCTTTGCTTGCGAGTCCAAATGCTTTCTCCACTTTGTCGCGTGTTCTTGATTCTGGTGTGTCAATACCCATCATGCGAACACGTTCTTTGTGCATCCACATTCCAAATCCTAGGTCGATATCCACATCAACGGTATCTCCGTCTACTACTCTTAATATTTTACATTTATATTCGTACATTTATTTCCCCTCACTTTATGTATTTTTTTAATAATAGGTAAGCAGTATAACATACAAACAAATATATTGTTGCTACTCCTACATCTAATATATGTTCTCGCATATGATAGATAAACTCTATACCTGCTTGAACATCGCCCATACTAGCAGGGTCAACTGTAATAGTTTCTACCTTGCCATCTTCGCTAAACTCTATAGCGGTTCTTTCGTTTTCATTTGGTTCCATTATTCTTTACCCCATGCTTCTGTTACAAGTTCTCCGAACGCTTGTCCAAAGATCCACATCAATACAAGGATTAGTGCAACTCCACATACTGTCATTGTCCAAATCCAAATTTGGATCAAAGGATGTTTACCCATTGTCCAATGTATTAATCTTTTTATTTTGCCCTTCAGTCCGTCTAACATAAACTTGCCTACAGTCCAACGTAATAATCTCATTACAATTAGTATAGGCGAAGATAGTACGTCAAACAGTATTAAGAACAGATCGACAGCTAGATCCACAATATGGTCTATGTTTAACCATTTGCGAAATCGTTGCCACATCAGTCACTCCGATCTTTCAATATATCTTTCATGACATTAGTTGCTGTATTAGTAAAGCACCTTGGTGCTACACTATGTATTATCAAAGCAGGCACTAACAGTTGTAATTTAACTGCTGTTTTTAATGCCTTTGCTATATGTTCTAAAGGTGTTTGATTAACTGTTTTTAAGTGTAATTTACATTCCTTACTGAACATTGTCGCCCACCATATCAAATAGTGCTGGACCAAACGTACTGCCTGCCCAACCTAATGCTACAATAGTTACTACTCCGTATACTAACCATTTCATCTTAAAATCGTCTACTACCATTTTAAGTCCAATAAGTTCGTTTCCTAAGACTCGAACACTAACTTCTAACTTACCTGTATCATCTGGTTGATTTGCCATCTATTTCCCCTGTCCTTTATACTTTTTGTAAGAACGCTTCTTACTCTTATTCATAGAACTAAACTTTGTTCTACTATGATTATTTCCTATCGTCGTCTTTTTTGGTTTTGTTATGTGTGCTTCAAAGTTTTTATGTAACTTCATAACCCTCCTTGGTTATACGAGTATTTATTTTAATTTAGTCATAAAAAAAGGCCCCCTAAGGAGCCTTTTTAATTTAGTCCTAAGACTGCTTTAGAACTTAAACGTTAAACCTACTTCAGCGTTTCTATCGCCTGGGTTTTTAAAGTTAATATCACGTGCTTCTGTAACAGTTAATTTTGCACTAACTGCTTCTGATAAAGCATACGATGCGCCTACTTCAACATATGAAGAGTCGCGATCAAAGTCTACAATATCATTTTGAGTTGACTGCCATGCATAACCTAGTTCTGCAAATGGTGTTAGTTTGCCCATGGTGTGCGTTACACCTACGTACGGTGAAAGATCCATTGTACGGGTGTCTGCTGTAAAGCTATCACCAAAGCTAAATTCTGCTGATGCACCTGCATATAACGGAGTTGCTGGAACATTCATTTCTTTGCCTAGTTTTAAAGCAAAGTCGTCTACAGCGCCGTTACGTTTCCATTTTACTGTAGCATCTAGTGATGACACTTCGCCAGCTACTGCAAACTCAGTTGCACCTGTTTTTGGTGACTTGATGCTAATTGAATAGTCATCAGTAACTGCGGTCATCTTAATCGCAGTGTTGTCGAAATCTTCTGCAAAAGCAGTCGAACTCAACATAGTCGCAATAGCGACCATTAGTAAAGTTTTTTTCATTATTTTTCCTATTATATAAAAGTTTGCAAAACAAGTCCTTTGTCTTACAACATATAGTTATGTAAACTATATTAAGAGGGTGTGCTTTGTGGCACGATGTATTTATGTTTTGGGGGATAAGAGTGCGACTTTTCTGTTGCTAGGTAAGTCGCCAACCCCGAGCGATTATGCCGCTAGGGCAAAATCCTCAGTTGCGGCAAATTTGTTTAATGCACCGAAGTCCACAAAATTAAATTCGCCATTGTTTACAGTTGCTTTTGCAATTATAAAGTTCGTTCGCGTTAACCGAGCTTACATCCGGACAACTCCACATATTCTATTAACCGTCAGTCGATCCTATTTCAACCCCATCATAAGCACACTAATTGTGCAATGTGTTTATGGTGGAGTTGCCGGGTACCGCCCCCGGGTCCTGTCCAGTGTTTGAATTGCTTCAACATTGTAAGTATATTTATACACTCTTATTGTGTGGATGTCAAGAGAAGAATGTAAAAAAGATAACAAGTATAATGTAATATTTGATCGGTTGTCTGTGCTATCCAATATTTGTTATCAGTATTTGTCCATTTGTACTTTTGAATTAATTTTGTTTTAAAGTGATCAATAATAAAATGAAGTACATAATCTAACAATGCAATTACGATTGACATAACAACATGATTAGTTAAAAGAGCTATAACTATAAAAGTAAGTACTGCATGATCGCCCGCATGGATATAACCTTTAGGACTTCTAAGGTTAGCTTTATCTCCGGGAGTTTTTCTAAACGATTGCATTGCCAAATCGGCAATAGCATGTTTTACAAACAGTCCATATAGTATTATTAAACTTTCCATACTATGGACTATCCTTTACTTCTCTGGTGTGTGAATGATTGCTATATCAATTGCAACAGGCTTTCCATTATGGTCGTCGAGTTCATAGTCAATGACCATACCTTCAACAACTTTCTTTACGCCTGCTTTACGGAACTCTGAAATGTGTACGAATATATCTGATTGACCTTCTTCACGTGAAATAAATCCGTATCCTTTCACATGATTGTACCATTTTAATTTGCCCTGTTTCATTTGTCGCCCTTCATTAAATACAGGGCGTAAAAATTACTTCTACGCCCTGTAATATTTATTACATATTGTTCTTTTTGTCTTGGATTTCAGCACGTTTTGCTTTAGTTAGCTTGCCTAGATCGCCAAGTGCTTTACGAGCTCTTGCGGCCGCGGCCTTTGTACCGCCTTCAAATTTTTCATTCTCTGCTAGGTACGCTTCAAATTGTGCAACGATTTCTTCATGTATTGTCATAGTTTGTTTCTCCTTTAAACTAGTTTGATTGATGTTGTTGATTCAATGTATTGGTCTGCCATTCCCTTTTCGGTCTTAGCAATAAACACAATAGTTGATAGATTAATTTCTAAATCACTATCGCGACCCACTGTAAAAGTAAATGGCACCATGCCAATACCGTCTTTAGTCATAGTAAGAGCCATAGGCTTCTTAACCTTCATTGAATCTGTTTCTTTTTTAACTAAGCGAGCAATCACTTCTTCTCCTGCTACAGTTTTAAAACTGATTGTGTCGCCATCTTTATATGTAGTTTCTAATAACATATTTTATCCTAAGCTCGATCCTGTGCCGTTCCATCCCGTGTTATCAACATAACTGACTAATGCTTCATAGCCTCCAATAAGTTGATCCCCTATAAAGATTTGCGGAGCAGTTTTTGGTTGTGGTAATCCTTTTTGTGCAAAAGACTCTAGCATCTCGCTTGGTTGAATATCAGTTCCAAGTGTTAATGTCTTGTAAGTAATATGCATATTGTCGAGTAAGGCTTTTGCTTTTAAACATGAAGGACAGTTAGGTTTACTGTACACAAGTACTTCTTGTTGGTTCATAGACTGAATCCTTTCAGTGAATCCTTGTCTACGTCTTGTTTGATCCCGCCAATGATATATGACTCTACTTCAGTCTCTTGTGGAGCCACTTGTAATCCTGACGAACTCAACCAATGTTGTGTCCAAGGTAGTGGGTTAGTATTAAGCGGGCGATCATATATAGGTTTGTAACCAAGTGCTTTAAGTCTACGGTTAGCAATATATTCTACATAATGATATAACAACTCTTCGTTAAGTCCAATAATAGCACCGTCCTTAAACAAATAGTCTGCCCATGCTTTTTCTTCTTCAACACATGTACGCCACATCTCTTCAATCTCTGCTTCGCACTCTTTAGCAACGCTTGCCATTTCTGGATCATCGTTACCTTTAAGCCAATGCTTGAGAATTTGTGTAGATAGGTTTAAGTGTGTTGCTTCGTCTCTAGCAATAAGCGAAATAATCTTTGCAGACCCTTCCATTACTTTTGACTCAGCGAATGCAAACGTACATGCAAAGCTAACGTAAAAACGCAAGCCTTCCAAAATGTTTACATTCATCATTGCTAAGAACATTAACTTCTTAACATTTCGCAGAGTGCCTTCGCCTCGATGGAACCAAGCATCTGCCGCTTCTGTAAATGCATCATAGTTTTTAGTAACTGCTGTTGCACGTTTTAGAATTTCTTTGTCATCTAAGATAGTGTCAAACACTTCACTTGGATTAGAATACACGTTCTTCATAATATGTGTATAGCTACGTGAATGAATTGTTTCAAAGAAGTCCCAAGTAACAATACATCCTTCTAGTTCAGGAAGTGATACATAAGGTAAAAATGCTAGACTAGGTCCACGTCCTTGTACACTATCTAACAATGTTTGATACTTTAAGTTACTTGTAAAAATATGTTTTTGTTCTGGTCGAAAGTTTGCAAAGTCAGCTCGATCTTTCTGTAAACTTACTTCTTCTGCTCTCCAAAAGTACCCAAGCATAGTTTGATTAAGTTTATCAAACTCTGGAAATTTAAACACATCATATCTCTGTGTGTTTTGATCAGGTCCAAAGAACATTGTACTCTTTGTAAAGTCTACCTTCTCTTGATTAAAAACTGTTTTCGCCATTTCTCTTCCTTTATGTCTCGTAACGTCCTACTATTATAACTTCATTATAACAGCATGTCAACCTTTAAATTGCACATGCCTCACAATGCTCTTCATATTCGTCATCTGATCCTGCAAACTCGTCTCTAGCTAGAGGTTGTTTTGCATCGTCAAATGCTATTTCGCCATCAGTCTTATAGTCATAAGTGTTCTGATAGTAACTAGTTTTCCATCCATACTTATATGTATTAAGCAAATCACCAATCATTACACTCATTGGAACTTCGTTGTTCTCAAAGTGTGTAGGATTGTAACTCCAGTTACCGCTAATCGCTTGATCAAAGAACTTTTGCATTACTGCTACGATATTAATATAACCTTCGTTGCTAGGCATATCCCATAGTAATGTATAGTGTTGCTTTAAGGTAGCATATTGCGGAACAACTTGCTTAAGAGGCCCTTTCTTTGACTTCTTAACGGACAAGTATCCCCTAGGTGGTTCGATTCCATTGGTAGCGTTCGACACAACGGAACTGCTCTCCGAAGGCATTTGTGCGGACAAAGTGCTGTGCCTGAGACCGTGTTCTCTAATGCTCTTACGTAGACTAACCCAATCATATTTTAATTTAAACTCCCCTAGCTCATCAACTTCTTTTTTGTAAGTATCAATTGGCATGATGCCATCACTGTATTTAGTACGGTGGAAGTATTCACATGCACCACGCTCTTGTGCAAGTTTGTTACTTGCTTTAAGCAAATAGTATTGAAATGCTTCTGATAGGTCGTGTACTTTTTTCCAAGCTCTTTTATCACTATATGCTAATTGATGCTTGGCAAGATAATGTGCAAGGCCAATGTATCCTATACCTAAACTACGTCTTGCTTTAGTTGACTTCTCTGCGGCTTTAATTGGATACTTTTGATAATCAATAATTTCTTCTAATGCTCTTACTGCTAGTTCACACAGTTCTTCTAAATCATCTAGGTCTTTGATTATACCTACGTTAATCGCACTAAGAATACATAATGCAATCTCGCCTTCTTCGTCATCAATATGATTAAGTGGCTTAGTTGGTAATGTAATCTCTTGACACAAGTTACTCATGTATACTTTGTCTTTGAATGAACTGTGTGTGTTACAGTGATCAACATTCATAATATAGATACGTCCTGTTTCAGCACGTTCTTTAATTAATGCACTAAACAAATCCATTGCAGAAATAGTTTTTTTCTTAATGCTTGTCTTACGCTCGTACATTTCATACATCTCTTGAAACACTAGTGGGTCACCAAAATATGCTTCGTATAGTCCTGGCACGTCATGTGGCGAGAAAAGAGTAATGTTGCCACTGGTTAACAATCTTTCATACATAGTTTTATTAAGCTGAATAGAATAATCTAACTTACGTACACGATTGTCTTCGGTACCTTTGTTATTTTTAAGTACAAGGATGTCTTCAATCTCTTGATGCCAAAAAGGAAAATGCGTAGTAGCACTTCCGCCACGTACACCATTCTGTGTACAACATCTTACAGTTGCTTCGAACTTTTTTAGGAACGGAACTACACCTGTGTGTGCAACTTCTCCTCCTCGGATTTTGCTGTTGACTCCTCTGATACGTCCGGCATTGATTCCGATGCCTGCCCTTTGCGCCGTATAGCGTCCAATAGACATATCGCTGGCAAAGATGCTATCAAGAGTGTCGTCGCTGTCAACAAGAACACAACTTGCAAACTGCCTGACAGGGGTCCTGACGCCTGCCATAACGGGCGTTGGGATATTGATTTTAAATAGTGAGGTCGCATCATAATATCTCCTTACATAATACATTCTATCCTCTTTAGGATAGTTAGCAAATAGTGTTGCCGCAATCATCATATACATATGTTGCGGAGTTTCAAACAACTCTCCGTTACTTCTATCTTGAACAAGATACTTGTCAACTACTTGTCGCAAGCCTGCATAGGTAAAGTTCTCATCTCGCTTGTGTTTAATATAAGAATCTAATGAAGCAAACTCATCGTCAGTATAAGATTCAAGTATGGCACTATCATATACCCCACGTTCAATATTCTTATCAATCATGTTTCTAAGTGAAGCTTTTTCAAATTGACCGTAAACATCTTTATACACTCCGTATAACAACAAACGTGCCGCCGCATACTGATAGTTTGGATTTTCTAACGAGATTAGATCATTAGCTGATCTAACTAACAAGTCTTGAATATCAACAGTTGTCATGTTGTCAGCAAACTGAATACCTGCATTCATTTGGATTAAACTACTACTAACACCTGCTAGTCCTTCACATGCAAAATTTACTACTTTATGGATTTTTTGGACATCCAACGGCATTGTTTCTCCGTTGCGTTTTAAAATATTTAGGTTTGCTTTCATTTACTTCACTTCCTTTGATTTAAAAATATTTAGTGTAACGGAGGCAGTTGGATCACCTTTTGTGATACAATGCTTTGCGGTATTGAGTTAATTGATGATACTTCTTCGTTATATCCTAAAACAATACTTCCGTCCAAATACACTAGGTACATGTTTACTTCTTTGTCTATGTCCTTACTGATATGTATCTCTACTTTTGCGTCACTAAAACGATCTGTTAACTGTAAAGTATAGGCAGATAATAGTGCAATTTCATACTCAGTAAAAGAGTTGTTTTCTATCAAGTGCCAAGGAAGTATTACACTCTCAGGATCCCATGGATTCTGTTTGCGTGTACTTCTTGGAAGGTTCTTAATAAATTTGCTTAATAAGTAAAAAGGTTTGGACGAAGTTTCTAGGTCCTCTCTTAAGTCTTTCCAGACTTTTACTTTGTCTTCAAATTTTAATTCATACATTAACTTCGAACTTTAATTTTGTAGTTAAACTCACCTTGATCATTACTAATAGAGTTTAACATAGAAACTATGACTGTGTCAACCCCTAAATTGCCATCTGTGTTAACAGTTGCGGCAGTAAAGGTTAATGCATTTTCGTAGTTACTGTCACCCTGATAATCAAATTCATCTTCAAATAATAACGAATTTGTACTAGTATCTAGCATGATTACCATTTTACCACTACGTTGTGCATTTGCAACAGCACTCGAATAATTGTATTCTAAAATATATGTTCGACTGTAGTCACCTGGTAATCTAAAGAAGTAAGTGGGCGAGGATGCCTCTTGTACTTCTAGACTATTAAGGCCGCCAAGTGTAGCATTTACTTTGCCTTTAATCTCTGATACATATTTGTATGTTGAGATATATGTTTGATTGTAACCAAGGTCGGCAGTTCTAGCAAAGTAATCTTCTACACTAGAGTTGCCTGCTTTGTTAAAATGTATAATACTATATTGTGCATTACCTTCATTGCCGCCAACGTTGCCTACACCTTCAAAAGTATTGTGTGAGCTTGTGTTGTTTACACCTTGTGTAATAACAATAGCTTCTTTATCAACGTTTTTAAAAGTACTATGGCTAAATGTATTCTTACAAGGTGCTGTTACTTGTCCTTGAGCACCTAATGCTGTGCCTTCTCCAAATAGTACACCATTACCTAAATTTTCAAAGTTACAACAATTAAAATGGTTATTGTAAATATCATCATCACTAGCAATAGCAACACTCAATCCCATAACCATGATGTGATCAAACTTGTTGTCTTGTGTGCTTACTAACGTACTTAATGATTCTAATTCCATTCCTGCGTTTGCTGTAGTAACGGCTGTTCCTGTAGTCCAAGGCCCTGTAATTTTGATTGATCTAAAGTTACTACTTTTACAACTTTGTAATCTAATTGCAGGATTTGTTGTTGATACTGTTTGTATAGTAATACCTTCAATAGCGATATTACTTGCTTGATTTAATGTTGTGCTTGTACTATCGTTTGCATAATTTCCTGGTGTACTTGTACTGTTTACAGTTTGGAACACTGGAGTATCGCCAGTCATATTAAATTTAGTTTTATCAACACCATCACCATGAATTGTACAGTAAGGTGGAATATAAATTGTAGCTGATACTTTATAAAGTCCTGCTGGAAAGTGTAATTTTACACGACTCTGTTCAGTTCCTTTAGTTGAACTGTTAATATAAAGTTGATCAATTGCTCTTTGGATTGCTACTGTTTCGTCTGTTGCACCGTCACCTGTTGCACCAAAAGACTTAATGTTAACAATCTCATCTAGTCTAGATTGTAATGTTCTTGTGATAGGAGAAGTAGCATTTGCACCTGTTTGTACAGTTATGCCATTTAAGTATGTATACGTATTTGCTAGAGTAAATAGATCATCATGCTCTGTAATAATTTTTGTGTTACCTACAGCTGGTGAACCTTCTGCTACACTACCGTTACCGATATGCAATGTACGATTGTCTACTGCCCAGCCAAATTCTCCTCCAGCTAACTGTGGAATACCGTTTGTGCCCTTACCACGTCTAACTTGGATTCTCGAAATTTGTACGACTGCCATTAGTTGCTCCTTAATTTATTATATTTATGCCTAAAGT